GGAAGTTGCGGAAGGCGGTTTAACGGATGGTGAACCCATGTGGTTTGTTTTTGGAAACCCAACAAGGAACACAGGGCGATTTCATAAGTGTTTTAATCGATTGCGTCACCGTTGGGATTGCCGGCAGATTGATTCGCGTAAAGTATCATTGACCAATAAATCCAAGATTGCGGAATGGATAGCGGATTATGGCGTTGATTCCGATTTTGTGAAGGTCCGTGTGCGCGGTATATTCCCTTCACAGTCCATCAGGCAGTTCATTTCCGTTGAAGCGGCAGATGCGGCGCGAGGGCGGAAGTTGCGGCCGGAACAATATAATTTTGCACCAAAGATTTTAACGTGCGATCCGGCATGGGAAGGCGATGATGAATTGGTTATCGGGTTGCGCCAAGGGTTATTCTTTCAAGTTTTGCGCACAATGCCAAAGAATGACAACGATATACAGATTGCCAATATCCTTGCCAATTTAGAGGATGAACATCAAGCCGATGCGGTATTCACTGACGCGGGTTATGGTACTGGAATCTATTCCGCCGGTTTGACCATGGGGCGTAAATGGCGTTTGGTATGGTTCGCATCCACAGATATTCCGGATGAAGGGTGTGCCAATATGCGGGCATATATTTGGAATGAGGGTAAAAAGTGGTTGGCGGAAGGTGGCGCGTTCCCTGATGATGATGAAGTTTTGTATATGGATTTGATTGGGCCTGAAACCGTGCCAAGGTTGGATGGTAAAATTCAATTGGAATCCAAAAAAGATATGAAAAAGCGTGATGTAGCATCACCAAACCGTGCAGATGCATTGATGTTATCGTTTGCATACCCTGTTGCAAAGAAGACAAAATACAGCCATAATAATTCAGGGCGACTTGAAAGCGAATACAATCCGTTGGGATGACCAACGAAGGAATTTGTTTTTAATGGGATCATATCCAACACTTGATGCATTCCGTAATGTCGCCAATAATACGGGCGGCCCGCGTCAAAAGATTTCACCAGAAGAACAAGCAGAGCGCGATGCCTATGTTAAGCGGCATAGCGAATTAGTATCCGGCATTTCGACAATTGGCAAAGGCGCGGTGTCTTTTAAGGACATTGACACATACCTGAAAGAAAACCCAGACACACAATTTTTCCGTATTGGTAACGGCGGCCGTGTTTCAGGTCGTGATAAAATGCGTTCAGGGACAGGGCAACACACTTGGTTGGATAGCAATGCGGCCATTTCAAATGATACGGATAAGTTTAAAACACAGGATCGCCGGTATGTAAACATATCCCCCGCCGGTTCAGTGCGCGGTAAATGGTCGGAAAGTGGAATTGGCATTGCTTACACGCCACAAGAATTTTACAAAGCCAACAATTTACAGTTTTTCGGCGATGATGGATTGATACTGTCCCGTGATGAATACGGCAAATTGAAGGAAAATGTTAAGGCCAAGGACAAATCAGGGTTCCTTGTTCAACATGAAAAACAAGCGGGAACACGCATAGAACGCGGTACAGCCAAAGATGATGGCAATATTGTTTTAAATAAACGCCGGCGCGGGCCATCGAATGAAACGATTTTGACGGATCGTGAAGGTGGTTTGGGTACAGGCACAGCATTATCGCAAGCAACCATATTGGGATAGGAAAGGTATAATCATGGGATCATTTAGCGGGCCATCGGCACCACCACCAGTTAAAGCACCACCACCACCACCGGAAGCACCAACACCAGTGGATGATAATGTGACACAGGTTCGTGATGATTCACGCCGGCGCGCGCGTGCAAAGTCGGGTTATAACAGCACGATTTTGACCGGTGAATTGGGTGAAGCACAAACGGCAAAAACGATATTGGGATAAGATGGAAAAAACATTCAAACAATTTGCCACGCAACGTATGGCCGCATTGGAAACGGAAAGGTCGTCATGGATAACGCATTACCGTGAATTGTCGGATTATGTTTTGCCACGTAAAGGGCGGTTTTTAAACAATAAACCGAACCAAGGCGATAAAATCAATCAAAAGATCATTGATGGTACGGCGGGCGAAGCGGTTAGAACATTGGCATCAGGCATAATGTCGGGTTTAACATCACCTGCGCGGCCATGGTTTAAACTGGCATTGCCCAATGTGGAATTAATGGAATCAGGGCCAGTTAAACAATGGTTGGAAATTGTTGAACAGCGTTTAAATATGGTGTTTTCGCGATCCAATTTATACAATTCATTGCCTTTGGTTTATGAGGAATTGGCAGTGTTTGGTACTGCGCCAATGATGATTGAATCAGATTTTGATGATGTTATCCGCACAACGACATTTACGGCCGGTGAATACATGATTGCAACGAATGATAAAGGCGAAGTAAATACCTTTGGCCGTGAATTCAAGGCAACTGTGTTGCAATTGGTAAATTGGTTTGGAAAAGAAAAATGTTCTGCCGCCGTTCGTACTTTGTATGATAACGGGGCATATGATCAATGGATTGATGTGTGTCATTTGATTGAAGAAAATGACGGTCGTTATGATTTGGGCGGATTTCAAAAGAATCGTGATTACCGTGGTATGTATTGGGAAAAGGGCGCATCAGGCGAAGAATTTTTGGAAGTCAAAGGGTACTATGAATTTCCGCTTGTGTGTCCGCGTTGGCACATTACATCATCAGATATTTATGGTCGTTCACCTGCGATGGATGGTTTGGGCGATATTAAACAATTACAGGCGGAACAAAAACGCAAGTTGGAAGCATTGGATAAATGGGTAAGGCCGCCAATGAAAGCACCAACATCAATGAAACACGAACCGGCATCAATATTGCCCGCGTCAATCACATATGTGGATGAAACAAAAGGCGGACAAGGTTATATGCCCGCAATGCAGGTCAATGGCGATATTCGTGCCATTAGCGAAGATATTATGCAAGTAAAACAGCGGATACGCTCTGTTTTCTATGCCGATTTGTTTTTAATGACAACTATGTCCGATCGCCGGCAAATCACAGCGCGTGAAATTGAAGAACGCCATGAAGAAAAATTGTTGATGTTGGGTCCAGTATTGGAACGATTGAACGATGAATTCCTTGATCCGTTGATTGATCGCACTTTTGCAATCATGGTTCGCATGTCGCAACCAAAATGGGAACGCGGTGAACCGGCCATATTGCCCAAACCGCCGAAAGAAATTCAAAACATGCCTTTGGATGTGGAATATATTTCCATTCTTGCACAGGCACAAAAATCAGTGGCAACAAGCGGTATTGACCGTTTAATTGGTGTTGTTGGTAACGCGGCGCAATTATGGCCAGAAGCGCGTTATAAAATCGATATTATGGACACCATCGACAAATACGCCAATATGTTGGGGACACCGGCATCAACGGTTGTTCCAAGCGATCAGGCGCGGGAACAGATTGCACAAGAACAACAGCAAGCGCAACAGGCACAGGCAATGGCCATGGCGCAACAAGCGGCGGAAACAGGTAGAACATTGAGCGAAACAAAAACCGCTGATGGCCAACGCTCTGCCTTAGATGCCATGATGGAAGGAATGAGATAATGGCCAAAAAAGGTAAGGTTGTTGAGCAGGGATACAAAGGGCCGGACTTGAATGATCCAAGGGACATTGAGGAACGGAAGACAAATGCGGAAATTAAACGCGATCAGGAATTGGCAGATTTACGCGCCATTCTTGATACACCGCAGGGCAAAAGATTTATATGGCGTTTGTTGGAACGCAATGGTGTGTTTCGCAGGTCATATGAAGGTGGTGATCACGCAGATACGGCATTCAATGAGGGTCGGCGGAATGAAGGGTTATGGCTTATGGCCGAAATATCCCGTGTTGGCCCACATGCAATGGCGGATTTGCTGATTTCTAATAATGAATCGTTAAAGAAAATCGGAGGATAAAACATGAGTGACGATACAGGCGCAAGCCAAGATACAGTTTTAAATACAGCGGCGGATGCCGCCACACAGAATTCTGCGAATGATGCATCCAATCAAGCATCAGACGCGGATGGGACCGCCAAAGCGGATGAAACACCAAAGGCAGATAAAGCCGGCGCGTGGTTAAAGGATGATGATAAGTCATCCGAAGACGATGCAAAAGCCGATGATGCCGATGGTGATGATGCCGCCGAGGATAAAGACGGTGAAGATTCCGATAAAGATGATCCAGACAAGGACAACGAGGAAGGCGCACCGGAAGAATATGCCGATTTTGACATGCCCGATGGGGTACAGGTCACGGAGGAAACCAAGCCAATTCTTGATGAATTCAAGACTTTCGCCAAGGAAGAATTGAATCTGTCACAGGAAAAAGCACAAAAATTGGTTGATTTTCAGACGCGCGTTGAATTGGCACGGGCCGAAAAATTCCAAGCGGAAGTGGATGGATGGAAAGAATCCGCCAAAAACGACAAAGAATTTGGGGGTAAAGCCTTCAATGAAAGTGTCGGTATGGCAGGAAAAGCCATTGATGAATTTTCTTCGCCGGAATTTAGGGAACTATTGCGTACAACGCAATTGGGGAACCATCCGGAAGTGATCCGGACTTTTGTGAAGATTGGAAAAGCTATGGGCGAGGGGAAAACAGTCAAAGGTGGTGTATCCACTGGCGGTAAAAAGAACCTTGTCGATATTTACAAGTAACCAATAACAAGACATAGAAAGGATATAAACATGTCAACCATTGGAAACCAACTGTTCACACTTGCCGATTGGGCCGCACAATTTGGACCTGAAACGTCCAACGTGGTTCCCGTTGTCGAGATTTTGAACGAAACCAACGCAATCTTATTGGATATGCTTTGGAAAGAAGGCAATTTGGATACAGGTCACAAACATGTGATCCGTACAGGATTGCCAACACCAACATGGCGTTTGCTTAACTATGGTGTTCAACCAACCAAATCAACAACCGCGCCCGTCATTGACACATGCGGAAACTTGGAAGCCTATTCACAGGTGGATAAGAAATTGGCTGATATGGGTGGTAAAACCCGCGAAGTGCGTGCATCACAAGATGCAGGTCACATCGAAGGTATGAACCAAACAATTGCGGATGCCATTTTTTACGGAAACCAAGCAACTGCACCGGAAACATTTACCGGACTTGCCGCACGTTATAACGATCTTTCTGCCGAATCAGGTGAAAATATCGTCGATGCCGGTGGTACAGGGTCCGATAACACTTCCATTTGGTTGGTGACATGGGGCGAACGTGCGTCATTTGGTATTTTCCCGAAAGGAAAACAAGGTGGTTTGCGGGTCAATGACCAAGGCGAAGACCGTGTTCAGGATGCTGATGGCGGATATTACCAAGCCTATATCACTCACTTTGAGTGGGAATGTGGTTTGTCCGTTTGTGACTGGCGTTACAATGTGCGTATTGCCAATATCGATGTTTCTGAATTAGCCGATGCCGGTGAAACAGGATTCAATGGCGCAGCACTTGAAATGTTGATGATTGAAGCGGTTCACTTACTGCCTTCAACTGAAACAGGCCAATCCGTGTTCTATTGTAACCGTAATGTGATGACAGCACTTCACAAACTTGCCGTTACAAAAACCAATGCACATCTTTCATACGATGAATTTGGTGGCAAAAAAGTGATGATGTTTGCGGGTATTCCCGTGCGCCGTTGCGATGCATTGTTGAACACTGAAACACGCGTTGTTTAATAAATAGCAGGGATCGCCATGGTGGCGGTTCCTTTCTCTGTAATTTATCAGTACGAAAGGATTTTAAAATGTACCTTGATAAACAAAACCTAATGAGCGATGGACAAGCTGTCACAGCATCCGCCGCATCAACAAACGTAATTGACCTTGGTGTTGATCGTGATATTGGGCATACGAACATTCGTGTTCGTGGTTCTGTGGCAGTCACGCCGGTATCTGCCGGTTCTTCCACAATCACATTGGCGATTCAAACATCCAATGATGAATCATTTGGATCGTTTGATACGCTGATCACCACAGGCGCAATTGCGAAGGCAGACGCCGCGGCCGGCACAGTGTTGCTTGATGCGGCATTACCATCTGCCACAAAGCGTTACATTCGTGGATATTACACTATCGGAACAGCGAACCTTACAGCAGGTAATTTTGACCTTGCATTGGTTCAAAACTCCGAAGCACGCCGCGATTATCCAAACGCAATCTAAATCATGGGCGGGGGCAACATGCCCCCATCCTTTAAATAAGCCAATATATTTTAAACTTGAAAGGAAAACAAAATGGCACAAGCACTATATCGCGCAAAGCGCAAATCATACGTTCAGGATCGCTTAGTTTATAAAGGCGATGAATTTCCTTATGATGGTATCCCTTCAATTCACTGGCAACCATTGAACGCAGAAGCGCAAAAACAAATGGAAAAAGCCAAACAACCAAAGGGCAAATCATTTCTTGATAAAGCCAAAGCGGCCCAAGGCAACAAATTGGAAGTTGGAAAGCCATTATCAGGCAAAGCGACACCCGCCGCTGATGCATCAACAGATGCCGCCAATGACAAAAAAGCATCTGATTACAATGACGAGGAATTGACAAACCTTATCGGCGCACAGTTTGCAGAATTTAAGCATGATGATGCGCATTTCACAAAACAAGGCAAACCAAACCTTAATGTTTTATCTGAAATGCTTGGTTTTACAGTTGACCGTGAAACAGTTGATCGTCTTTTCCCGAATTATGTACGCCAAGAAGCGGCAAAATAAGGGAATAATTATGCGTGGGTCGGTGTGTTATCCGATTTCATACCGGCCTGCGCTCCACAAATACATAGCAAAGGGCAGTTTTAATGGATGATGTAACAGTATGTAATATGACGATGGGTCATATAGGCGCGGATAATATCAATGATCTTAAATCAGATCGTTCAACATCCGCGGAAGCCTGTAACACTTTTTTTGAAACTGCCCGCGATGCAACGTTGGAAGCGTTTGATTGGGGTTTTGCCCGTGTTCCGCGCCCATTGGCAAAATCTGCATTAGAAAATACGCGCACAGATTGGGCGTATATGTATGAATACCCATCCGATATAGTAAGCGTGCGGCGTCTTTTGCATCAAAACAGGCGAACAAACGATCCATATCCGTTTGAAGTTGCCTTAAAGCCTGATGGGTCAAACAGATGTGTTCTGACAGATTTGGATAAAGCAAAGGCAATATGCACATTCCGTGTGGTAAATTTGAATTTATGGACACCGTTGGCGATTGAAGCATTATCATGGAAATTGGCCGCGCTTACTGTGACTCCAATTACTCAATCACCACAAAATATCGGATCATATGAACAACAATTTCAAATTAGAATAGCCGCGGCACAAACTGCCAACGCCAACCAAGGGCAAAAAGATAAACCGAATGAAAGTGAATTGGTGGAATCACGATGGTAAAAATTGCACAGCCTTCATTTGCGGGTGGGGAATTATCGCCAGAAGCACAAGCCCGTGTTGATATTGCAAAATATCAGGTGGGTTTGGCAAAGGGTTATAACGGTATTGTAAAGCAACAGGGCGGTTTTATGAACCGTGCAGGTTTTGAATTTTTATTTCCGTGTAAATATCCTGACCGCGAACATCGCAAGATTGGTTTTTCCTATAACACCGAACAAACATATTCCCTGTTATTCGGGGATCAATACATGTGGGTGATTAAGGATGGTGGCGTTGTTTTGGAATCGGGAACGGTAAAAAACATCACAGCAATCACACAGGCCGATCCCGCTGTTTTTACCAGTGTGGCACACGGATATACCAATGGAACATGGCTGTTTGTATCAGGTATTGTTGGAATGACAGAATTTAATGGGCGATTTTTCAAGATTGCAAACGCCACAACAGATACATTTACATTACAAGATCAAAACGACAATGATATTGATTCATCCGCGTTCACGGCCTATGTATCAGGCGGAACAATTCAAAAGATTTATGAAGTCGTAACACCATATGCGCACGGTGATTTGGCAAAATTGGTTCACTCGCAATCGGCCAATGTTATGACATTGACATTGAACGGGTATGATCCGCGTGATTTAACGCGAACAGATCATGATGCGTGGACATTGACAGTCATTGATTTTGAACCCGATATAGCCGCGCCTGCAAGTTTAAGCGGCACAGCAAGCCCCGCATCAGGGACAGACACAAACACATATGTGGTTACGGCAGAAAGCGATGAAACAGGTGAAATATCTTATGCATCCCCAACAAGAACATTGACCAATGATTTAACCACATCTGGCAATCAAAACACTTTGTCTTGGCCTTCTGTCACCGGCGCGGATCGATATAATGTTTACAAACAAAAAAATGGGTTATTTGGGTGGATTGGGCAAAGCACCACACTATCATTTGTTGATGATAATATTGCACCAGATATGACAGATAGTCCGCCTGAACCGCGCACACCATTTGACGGTGCAGGAAACAAGCCCGCGGCGTCAATATATCATGAACAGCGTAAAATATTTGGCGGCACAGAAAATAAACCGAATGTTTTTGATGGCACTCAAATTGGCCGTTATCAGAATATGAGTGTATCAAGGCCAACAAAAACAGATGATGCCTTTTCATTTGGTATCGTTGCATCAGAGGTTCAGGCAATCCGCGCCTTTGTATCAATGTCGGATTTATTGGTTTTTACATCCGGTGGTGTTTGGAAAGTGGCCGCAGGAAGCGCATCTGATACCATCGGCCCTGATAGTGTTACTGTCACACAACAAACAGAAGACGGTATATCAGAATTTGTTCGTCCATTAATGGTGGGCAATGTCGCATTGTATGTTCACGACCTTGGCCGCACAGTGTCCGATATTGGTTATAATTTTGAAAATGACGGATACCGCGGTGATGATTTGACGATTTTGGCCAAACATTTGTTTGAATTCAATTTCATCAAGGAATGGTGTTGGCACAAAGAGCCATATCGTGTTGCGTGGGCAATTCGTGATGATGGAATCTTACTGGCATTAACATACGTTCGTGAACATCAGGTATGGGCATGGACAAGGCAGGAAACGGCGGGGCAATTCAAAACAGGATGCACGATCCGCGAAGGAAATGAACATGCGTATTATGCCGTTGTGAAGCGCACAGTGAATGGCCAAACCGTGCAATATGTTGAACGGATGCATAGCCGTATATTCCGCAACATTGATGACGCATTTTTCGTGGATAGCGGGTTATCGTTGAACACATTTAACACCGGATCGGGAACGGTCACATTATCAGGTGGAACAGTCATTGGCGGCACGGATGATGAAGCATTGAATTGGCCGGCGGGTGATGCATTGACATTAACCGAAGATGGAACCGATAGCCCTTTCACGGCGGATATGGTCGGGAATGAGGTTATTTTAAACACCAAAGATTCCAACGGTGTCATTCAAGAGCGTTTAAGAACACGGATAACAGCATATACAAGTTCAACCGTTGTTACAGTCGAACCATTGCAATCCGTACCCGTATCAATGCAGGGCGTGGCATTGGTTAATTATGCGTTTGCAATGGATGAAATCACAAACCTGTGGCATCTGGAAGGGGAAGAAGTAACGGTGTTATCCGATGGTGACGTTGAAGGTCCATTCACAGTTGAAAATGGAACAATCACATTGCAAACACCGGCGGCGCGTGTTGCGGTTGGATTGCCGTATTATTGTGATATGAAGACTTTGCGCATTACTGGCGGTCCACAAAACGCCAATACAACAGGCGTAAAAAAGGCGATCCCGTTTGTGGATATATTGATTGAGAAAACGCGGGGATTGGAAGTTGGCCCGAATGAAAACAATCTGTATCCGTTCAAACAGAGATTTGATGAAGAATGGGGCGCACCAACAGGGATTGAAACAGGTTTGATCCGGCAATATCTGAAATCAACATGGGCGGAAGGGCAATTCTTGATCCGTCAAAGCCTTCCATTACCCATGACCATATCCGCCGTGTTCCCTGAAATTGTAGGGGGTGGATAATGGAATATCAGATTGATTATGTTGAAGCCGATATTGACGATGTTTTGGGTTTTGTTCCGTACATGCGTGAAGCGGATGTGCGCGAAGTTCAAGGATTAGGCCATACGCCGGAATATGCCGTTGTGTCGTCATTTCAAAAATCCGATAAAGTTTGGGTGGTATTGTTGAATTACGTTCCGGCCGGATTATTGGGAATCGGCACGGTATCAATTTTGGGATGCCAAGGGTGTCCATGGTTTTTGGGCGGCAAGATATTGGACACATGGCAGGGAAAGCGTGCGTTATTGCGTGAAAGCCCTGAAAAATTGAAAGAATTTATCAGTGATTATGATATGCTCGTCAATTATGTGGATGCGGATTACAAGGCGGCAATACGGTGGTTGAAGTGGTTAGGGTTTACAGTATCGGACAAGCCAAAACCGAATTATTTGACAGGCAATCAATACTATGAAGTGAAAATGGTGGCAAAAGATGTGTGAATTAACAACGGCATTGATGGTTGGAAGTTTGGTGATGGGCGGTTTTTCCGCATATCAGGGCGCACAAGCACAAAAAGGGCAAGCCAAATACCAAGCGGCCGTGGCGCGTAACAATCAAATTTATTCGGATCAACAGGCAGAACGGAACGAAGCGTTGGCCCGCGATGCGATTAAGCGCGGCGAAACGGAAGAATACCGCACACGGTTAAAAACAAAGGCGTTGGCAGGGCAACAAAAATCGGCATTGGCATCGTCTGGTGTTGATGTTGCCTATGGGTCGTCAATTGATTTGATTGGTGATACGTTTGAATTGGGTGAATTGGATGCATTAACAGTACGGAACAATGCGGAGCGCGAATCAAACAATTACGAAAATCAGGCATGGGCAAGCCGTGTTCAATCTTCAAACTATGGTGCGCAAGCCGGTATGTTGGATTCACAGGCAAATAATATCAATCCAACAATGGCCGCCGCCACAACGGTTTTGGATGGGGCATCTTCTGTGGCCGGTCATTGGAATTCTAGCCCTACATTCCTTGATGGCAGTTCAAAAACCACCAAATTATCAAATGGTCAAACAGTCAAATGGAATACGTCACGATCAGGATGGAAAATATAACATGCCAGTCATACCCACCGCGCAATCATCAGGAATAGGCAATCAACGAAGTGTAGCGGCAGGACAGTTGCCAAGCGCACGTCAATCCATCCAAACATCATCGGCGGATTTTGGCGGCATCAGCGCACAGCAAAATGCCAACATTGCACAAACTCTTATGGGCATGGGCGAAAAGATTGAAAAAGTCCGCAAACAGCGTGCATCGATCGAAGTTGCCGATCTTGAAATGCAAGCGCAAAAGGATTTGTTGTCATTCATGCATGACGGTGAAACCGGATTGTTGAATCAGCGTGGTGAAGCCGCCATGGGTAGCAATGAACGGTTTGAAAAGAAAATGGCGGAAATTCGTCAAAATTATTCGTCAATGACCGATAATCCATATGCGCAACAATTATTGGGGCAATCGTTTGATCGCCTTGAATTGTCCGGATATGAAACGACATTGCGCCATGAAGAACGGGAAGTGCGTGCGTATGGATCAACGATCATGGGGGCAAAGGCGGCCACAGCCATTGAATCTATTGCCCTTAATCCCAATGATGAAGACAATTTCAACACATCCATGCAATCCCTTATTCAAAATACCGAAGCGCAAATGGCCATGGATGGTTTGAAACGCGGGGATGAAGCGTGGAACCTTGGTATTAAAAAGGCAACATCCAGTGCATTGATGCAACGATATTCCGCCATGTTGGACAATGCCACGCCTGATACAATCGTCAAAGTCGGTAAGATGTATGAAAACGATGTAAAGGCGGGGCGCATGACGTTGCAAGCATCGCAAAAGATGGATGCGAAGTTATCCGCGATATTACCACAGGCGGAAGCCATGGGCGCATTCGCGCGGGATCGTGAGTCATTGGCGATTGAATCAATCAACATTGATCAAATTTTCAAAGGCGGGCAGATATTACAGGAATCAGGCGGACAACAATTTGGCGGCGCGGGATCGGTTGCCGGACCGGATGAACCCACAACATCACCGGCGGGCGCATTGGGTATTGCACAGATAATGCCGGAAACAGGTCCAGAAGCGGCGAAGTTTGCCGGTCTTGAATGGGATGAAAACAGATTTAAAAACGATGCGGAATATAACGCCGCATTGGGTTTGGCGTATGTGAATAAGATGCGTGAACGGTTTGGATCGAACGAATTGGCGTTGATGGCGTATAATGCAGGACCAACGATCATGGATGACGTGATGAATGGTACAAACAATTCCGGTAAAAACAAAGATGGTTTGAAATTGGGCGATCCGCGCAAAGGTGAAATATCAATATCGGAATTCCGGTCACGGTTCCCATACAAGGAAACACGCGAATATGTATCCAACATCATTCGTAAACAACGATTTGATACAAAACAGATTATATCACCGGAAAAGGCACAGGAAATGGCATCCAAGATGCAACCGGAATCGGCAAAGTATTATTTATCGGAAGTGGAAAAGCAAAATGCGCGTTTTGCCACAGCCGTGACCGCACAGAAAAACCAGACACTATCCCAATTGCAAATGGTATTGGAACAGGCCAAAGGCGATTTGAATGCGGTTCCTGCGCAATTACGGGCGGATGCCATTGAATATGGTGTTTGGGATAAGGCATCACAATTCCGTGGGTATAGCGATCCGGCATTTGATTGGAAGAACATGAACACGGATGAAAAATTGTCCGTTGATTTTTCCGATCCGGAAACGCGCGTGCGCCTGTCATATTCTGATTTTGATAAATTCAGCAAAGAACAGGAAAAAATGGCAACCGATCCGAAGGAAAAAGCATTATCCACGCGCATTGATGAAGCGTTGGCATATGCGTATGGCACGAATTACGATAAGTCCGTATCAATCGGAAGCCGTGGTGGTGTCATGGTGGGTAATGAGCCGGCCAAGGGTGCAACAAAAGAGCGAATCCGCCGCATCCGTGAACAATTGGATTTAGAGGTGCGCAACACATTTGAATCAACGGGCAAAGTTCCAAGCCGGAATGAAGTCATGGACATTGCCGATAATTTATTGGTGAACCGTGCGTTTGATCCAAAAGGATTTTTCAATAAAATAACGGATGATATTTTTGATATGAGCATAGCAGATATTCCCGATGATATACGCGGTTTGATTGAACAATCATTGCGATCAGAAGGGATTGCATTGACCGAAGCGCAGGTTATGCGCAATTATCGTTTATATTTGGAAAGCACATTAAGAGGGGATATATAGGGTATGTCGAATTTAACGGCGGACACATTCACACAATTACGTGAAGAAAACAATCAATTACAGGCCGAAAAATTACGGGCAACCTTTGTTACTGCGCTTGATTCAAATCCAGATCAAATGGCAAAGGCATTGCCGATTGCAGAAAAACATAATTTGCCACTTGAAACAGCATCACGCAAAATGTCTGAAATTCAAAAACGCGAATTGACCGCCGATTATTTTACCCAATTGCGCAATCGTTCGCCAAACACGGCCGAGTGGTTTGCAAACCCAGATAATGCGCGTATAGGGCATGATCAGGTATCCTTCATGGAAAATCTTGAATCAACATTTACCGATATTCCAACGGGCATTGTGGCAACAGCCGATATTGCGCGTTCTGTCCCCGCCGGTGGATTTAAAGGCATTGGCGCAGGTTTTGAAGGTGTTGGCGGTGTTTCAACAGATTTGGCCGCTCTATTACAAGAAAATGAAGATAAAGTTGGTGGTTTAAAATATATGCCATCACATCAATTGCGTAAATTAGCGTTGGAAGGATTTGGATTTGCGTCCGATCGTATTGGCCAAGGCTTTTCAATATGGGGTGATGTTGCCGATGCACCAGATGAACGCAAAAATTATGCCACAGATATTGCCGAAGGGGTTGGACAAGTAGCGTCACAAATAGGGGTTTATTTGTTTAATCCTGCGGTTGGAACAGCCATGTTAATTGGACAAGGTGCGGATCAACAAGCCGATAGATTGGATGAACAGGGCGTAACCGATCCGGCACAACGATTGTTGGCGCAAGGCGCGGGCGCGGCCGTTACTTATGGAACAGAGCGCATCCAGTTGGGTATTCTTACGCGTGGTTTGAAAAACATTAAAATTGCCCGTGGTTTTGGCAAAGAAGCCGTACCATTGTCAAAGTTGATGGATAATGCACCGGCAATGCGTAGCCTTGTCGATCGTTTACCAAAGCAATTACAAAACAAATGGTTGCGCCGTTCAGTGGATATAGGGACAGCGGGCGGTGCGGAAGCGGCGCAAGAAGCCTTGGAAGGGTTTTTGCAAAATGTTATTGAATATGCGGTTTATAACCCAGAAGCAAAGTTAGTTGAGGGTTTGGCAGAGGAAGCCGCGGTTGCAGGGCCAACAGGCGCAATTGCACGCGGTTTAATAATGTTAATAACAAAAGGCAAAGCGTCACATGCATATGGTGATCAGCCCGATCCGGTTGATGTGGAAGGCTATATTCGAAAAGCATCGGATGAATTTCAAAAATCAAAACTATATGAGCGTTCGCCAGAAAAAGCGGCAGAATTTGCCCGTGCAACATTAGGTAACGAAAAATTTTATGTTGATGCTGATGTTACAGATACATTGTATCAATCTTTATCAGAAGCCGATCAAGAGCGTTTAAGCAAT